AGATAGCTCCCGGCTCGTACTTGCCTGTCTGGATCGCTTTGCCCTTTCTCCGTGCTTCGGTTCCTGCTTCGCTAGAAGTCTTATAGATCGGAGAAGTTGCCATTTAGGTATCCTTACTTTTTCTTGTCAACCACTTTTTCCGGCACTGGAATCTCGTTGGTCGCTTTGGATGCCGCTTCTGGGATTGACATTCCCTTCTGACGGTGCTGTTCTGCTTTTGCTGCAACCGCACTTGCCCAGCGCATGTATTGGGCAGGATCCCATGTAAAGCTCGGGTTGCTTGCGAACTTGCCGGCGAACTCCAAGGTGTACTTGTAGAGTTCTTTGCTCATATCGTCGCCCTTGTCTTTTTGGGCAGCAGCCATACGAGCATTGGCTTCGTAGATCGTGCGATCCATTGCTGCCTTAGCTGCTTGTCCAGCACGACGATCTTCGCCAGCCTCGGTAATGCCAATCTTCTTCAGATCGGTCATTGCCCTGCCGTAAGCCTCGGGAGACATTGACGGAAGTATAACATCGTCAAACATATCGAAGACTTGCTTACCACCACGGGTGCCAATAATTTTGGGGCCGGTGATGGGATCGCGAACAATCTGCAACTGAACGTCGGGGCCAAGCTTGATGTTGCCTTTTTTGTCAAACATCTGGATGGTGCCTTTTGCGTCGCCGGTAGTCATGAAGTACCGTGCCGCCTCGATAGCTCCCTCGCTCTGGATCTGCTTGCGTTGTGCTCGTGCAGCCGCCAAGACTTCAGGTGTAATCTTGCCGTGACGAGCCTGTACGCCCATGAACTCATCAGCGAACTTCAACTGGTAATCCAATGGATCCATAGGGCCGACTTGCTTGATCGAGCCGGGCTTGAAGAACAAACCGCGTTCCTTCATTGAGCCGATCTCAGCATCAGGATTCTGGAAACGCTTAAAGCCCTGCGACTTCTGGGTGCGGGAATCCATCACCTCACCCTCATAGCCACCTTGAGACTCCTGTTGTATACGAGCCAGAGTTTCCTTCATATCTTTCTGGAAGTCCTCTTCGCGCTTCATAGCCGCAATCTCCATGCCAGACTTCTGCAAGCCGATTTCAGCCTGTTGCTTTTCAAGGGCAAACCGCTGCTCGTCCATGCCAGCTCGTCTTTCTTCCAGAGCCATGCGTTGCTTCTCGCGCTCAACCGCCTGACGACGAGCGTCGATCTCACTCATCTGAGCATAGCCTTGCGCGAATCCCTCAGCGAATGCGCCTAGTCCACGACCGATAGCCATTATTTGCCCCTCTTCTTCATACCGCGTTTACGTTGAATGGCCGCTGGAGTGTGTGTCTTCTTGACAACTTTGTCCAGATTCTTCTTACCGATAGCCTTGACAGTATCAGCAGGAATGACGTACTCACCATCCGACAGCATTGCCGGAATCATATCATCAACCGGGCCACCGGGGCCACGAACAAGACCGCGCTTCCTTGGTGCTCCACCATCAGCAAAGCCTAGAATCTTGCCGCCGATAGATCCGGTTGGTGCGCCGAAAGCCATACCAGCCAGACCACCAAGACCCTTATACAATCCGGCAGACGCTTCTTGTTGAGCTTGATACCCCTGCATGCGCCCAGCAAACTCTTGCCCATAGATGTTGCCAGCAGTACCGTAGGCTTGAGTTGCTCCGCTGTATCCCTGCATTGCGCCTTGGAAACCGGGTGCCATCACTTGTCCGGGGACAAGAGCACCTTGTTGTGCGCCGCCGGCAGCAGCCAGAGATACGCCCTGCGAACCAGTGATGTTCGTCGGAAGGTTGCGACCCAGAGCAGCAGCGTCATACTTCAAAGCACGAGCCTTGTCAAGAGCCCCCTCGCGAGCACCGGTACTAGCAGCAGCCCTAGCTAATGCTTCTTGCAGGTTAAGTTGTTGGTTCAGTGCTGCAAACCGACCTGAGCTTGGCGCAAGTCCCATAGCCCTAGCTTGACGCTGACCCTGCGAGCGCATCTGCTGGAACGCGCTACCGATATCCCCAACAGCCTGACGGGCAATACGCTCTCGCCCGACTTCGGTGTCGTACATCTGGGCCTCTTGAGCCAGCTTTTCCTCTAAAGGACGGAATGTGCTTTTCATGTAGTCTTCATACTCTTTGGCTTGGCGCGTAGCCTCGGCCTGAGTCTGAACTTGACCCTCAAGAACCTGAGTAAGAACGGGCTTTAAGTCAGCGTACTGTTGCTTGTAGAATTCAAGAGTATTTCTGGCGATCTCCTTCTGAGCTTCGGCAGTTTCTTTTGCGGCCTCGGCAGAAGCAACCATGCCCGGATTGGGATCTGGAGCGCCGCCCTTTCCGCCAAAAGCAATGTTGCGCTTTTGCCATACTGCCAACTTGCGCTCAACTGGATCTTTAGGGTTTTCGCATACGTCCCCATAGAACTCCATAAAGCTATTGTGTCTGTCGAACATTTTTATCCCTTACAAGAATCGACAATCCTTACGCCACAAGACATAGATGACTACATCCCCACCGTCAAATGCGGCACCTTTCAGCCGCGTCTCTTCTGTGAAACCAATTTTTTCCACCAATGTTCGTGAGTCCGCATTCGACTCCTCGACCCATGCGGACACCCTGTCGCACTTCAGTTGTTCGAACGGGTAAAAAAAAGCAGCTTTTAATAGAGACTTGCTTATCCACTTTTTACCTCTGCCGGCACAGTGCATGAAGATGTTTCTTTTCGTCCATCCTTCGTAAAGAACGCCGCCAACTAGCCCGCCATCTATCTCCCTGCCTATACCTTGCATCTCTGCGCAATATTGAACAGGCACACCCAAGCCTTTTATGAAGTGCCATACACGGTCTGGATCGTTAATTAGCTTTTCCATACTTAGTAGTTGAGTTTTGCTATTACTTCGTTTAGTTTTGTAATAACTGTATCCAAGTCTGCCGTGTTGTCAAGTTGTTCAATGCGATCGCCCCTAGCGCCAGTAATTATTTCAATTGTTTCTTTAATTGGCTGAAGAATGTGTGCTATTCTTGGGTCTATGTTATTGCTAGATTGAACAGATGGAATGGCCGGCTTCTTTTTTCTGCCTTCAATTGGAACATAACTTCTTGGATCTTTACCAGCCATCTTTTACTCCAATCTTGCGAGTTCTTTCATTGATGATGCAAGCTTTACATAATTCAACTCCAAATTTCCAGCAAGTTTAATCTCAAAAATTTGAGACTTTACACCAGATGGAAGTCTGTATACTCCGTTTTTTAGATATGTTGAGTTGTGAACCCGAACCATCTCGCCATTTTTTTCTGCATACAATGTAACCTGAACAAACCTTTCCTCAATAGGATCTGGAACATTTTTCAATATTGATCCATTGACATCATATACATTCAGCGCCGTAAAGTTAAGGGCACCGTTAAGTGGAGCGCCGGTTTCCCATAATGCTTTGTTTTCGTTAATTGCCGCCTGCCTTGCCCCCTCAATTTGCTCAGCTTCAGCAATTCCTTTAAATGCCCCGCCAACCTCAAGAGCAGCAAGGTTTGTTGGCATATCAAATATAAATTTCTTTGACAGCCATTCAAATGGAAAATTATTGTATAGGTCAGATTCCCACTCAAAAACTGTAGAGTCTTGTAAATAGTACATTTTTGCTGTACTTGGATCAACATAGCATGCTTGAGCAACCACGCTAGTGAGTGATAGTGGGTTAGATGGTATTGCCCTATCAAGAATTACCCCGCCGCTTTGCAATATTTCCTGAGTTCCGTTCTGATAGAATGCAAAATATTTTCCATTGTATACGGCAGATCTGATAGATGGCGGACTAAACTTTACAAACTCATCGCGAGTAAATAGATTTCCAGTTGCTAGGCCACCAGAGCCAGCGCCAATCATGCAAATCCCGTTTGGGCTTGCGTACATAACACCCATGTCGTCAGATGTAATTGACCTCTCGCTTACGCAAGGCTCTAGCGTGGCTAGTTTTTCTGGGGTCATCATCTCTGGCAAATTGCCGCTCATGACATAGGGGTAGCCTTTTGTCATAATTGCCACTGAGTTTCCATATACTCCCATACCAACAATGTCGTGATCTATAGTTTGTCGATACTCTATTGGGTACGCATGCGGAGCATTAACTTCAGAGATAATGATTTCCCTGCGGTGCCATCCAATCAAGAACCCACCGGGATGAAATACAACACCCGACATGTCTGGCGGTTCTGCCCAAGTCAAACTGGGCAAAGCTTCTCCTAGGTCTTCTGGGTCAACGGAATCGGTGTAAACATGCGATGCTGGCGTTGGGAGTAAGCTACTTGCAAGAATTTCATCAACCAACAAGAATGTTGGGTTTCCGCCAGCACTGGTTACTGAGCGATATATTCTAATTTTTGTAATGTTAGTATTGGGGTATGAGAAAGGATTGTCCCATCCTGTGAGTTGGATTGTGTTTCCAACTGCCCAATCAACCGGAACTGATGCTGGGCTTGGCGCTGACTCTTGCTCAGTGCCGCCAAATGCCTCAACAAATGTGTAAACGTATACTCGCGTTTCTGCAACAGTACTGCCGCCAATTCTAGTTGGAGTCAGTGCTGTCGCCGGTGGATTAACTCCGCCATAGTACCAATCTAGCGGTGGCTGTCCATTGTTAGATGAGTCACCAGCAAGATTAGCGTTTGTTTTTTTAAGAGTTAAGTTTTCTGTGTAAAAGATATTGCTTCCGGCGGGAAGTGTTTCGTCAAGAAGTGGGGAGCGAGCAACCCAAACTGTGCTATCCCAAGCAATCCATCTATCATTACTCTCTTCATCTACCGACTTGAAAATTGTCTGCGCATTATTTATACAAGAAAACGACGGGCTCACAGCCTTTGACTTGAACCAAGACCTGAGATCTCCTGCGTATACTTTTGTGTTGATAGCGCGTTGACCAGTGCTATCATCAAGCAGGTGAGGCGCAATTTTTGGATTGTACCCGCCTTGGCTCATTAGCTTGAGACCCGCCATTTACTTTTCCTTTATTCTATAATCTTGCCCCGGAAGAACGCGCGCTCATTATGAACAGAGCAGAACTCGGGGTAGATAAGCTCATGATCTACAATTGTTAGGACAGCAAACCCAGAGCAATGATTCATTGGGTTGTCCTCGCCGTAGTGCATGTGGTCGCCATCTATCTCGGCTAGGGTGCCAGTGTCTATGCCCCAGCGAGTTCCTTTGTAGTCCGTGAACAATGTTGCTTGCAACCTATGAAGGTGTCCGGTACACATAGATACTCCGCTGTATAGCGTGTTATTCCATGTCGCATGTACTCCATTACGGAACCTGTGTTTAATCATTAGGTTGTCATTGACGAACAAACTAATGCTGTGGTTCCAGTTCGGGAAGTGATCTTTCAGTGTGAAACCGCACACCCCTTCGTATTCTGGAACAGCTTGAGCCAGACGAGCCTCGAAGCGCATGTCGTGATTTCCCATCGTCCACCAAAGCTTGGCGTTACCGGCAACAGACTCAATCTCTGTTAGTCGTTCAGAAACAGCTTGGAGTTCTTCTTTCACTGTAGGTGTTCTTCCCCAACCCATTCTGGGGAATCTGCTAATAGAGGAACCGTCGAAGAGGTCTCCATTCATCACAATGATGCTGGGTTTGATCTCATCTATCACTTTGACAAACGCTTTGTGAGCCGTGCTTTCAATCCCCGGCCAGTAGTGAGCGTCAGAGGCGACAACTATTACCCCATTAGCAAGCTCGCAGTCAACCCTAGGAGAGTGTTCCCTAACCGTAAAGGTGGGAGATCTTGGATCGTCGCTTGTTAGTGGGCGATCAAGTTTGCCCTCCATACTCTTCCGTCTGCGGTACACAGAGCGGACGTTCATATCAAAAGCTTTTGCTACCTTAGCAGCACTCTTGAGTCTGTCCCACGCGGATATAAACTCTTGGTCGCTGACTTTCAGCATACATTACCTCATTGGAAACATGGCCCAGACCACGCTCAGTATTTTAAATAAGGCTGCTCCAACTGTAGCTGATATCCCTGAGATAAACATCAGCGTTCTCCATCCACCTTTTGCCTCATCCATAGAAGCCTTGATGGATACGAGGCACTCCTTCACGTCGTGCAAATCGCCACGCAACAGGGAGAGTTCCCTGCGCAACGACTCTATCTCTGCCTCGTGCTTTCCGAGGTCGCGAAAGATCTCGTCACTCATGACACTCTCTCTCCCATACGAAGTTGTGCTAAGGTCTTACCGCCCGTATACTGGAAATGAGGAAACTCTTTGAATCGCTTCCACTCACCAGCCCACTCAAGACCAGCCTCTTTACCCAATCTACCAACGTCTTGCCACACAGGATCTTTGACGTCCCATACTGGCTTGCCGTTGCGCAATGGTACTACATCTATTGCGCACCTATGATTATGCCAACTTTCTCCGGCTTTTGCATTAGTTACAATTTTCCCGGGTGCCGTTCTTCCTTGCGCATACAAGGCGTTCTGGCTTTCGTTGTCGCGGAAGGTTGATGTTATAAGAATATCTATGTCATTTTCATGACACAACCCCAAGAACTTGCGCACCATGTCCTGCACCACCGGAAGCAGATCGTCGATTTTCCGACTATTTACCATTTGTGATTTCCCTCAGTATTGCTTGACAAGCTGTCAACTGTTCTACTATTTTGTCGGCCTCGACGCTTCGCTCAATAAGTCGCTGGGCAACCTCATCAGAAAGTTTGGCTGTCGTTCCACCATCACATCGGCAGGAATCGGTGGTATCACCGGGCACTCCAGCTTTATCGCCACCGGATTCGATGCTGATGCGCAGCCCGTCAGAACGAAAACGCTCAATAGCAGCAGCTTGTTCACGATCCTTCTCCTGTAGTTTCTTTTGGTAGCTCTGTGATTGGCTGTTCAGCTTCTTGGTTAGTTCGCGTTCCGTGAACACCAGCTTTTCCTTCGACTCGTTTATTACCGCAATAGCAGCTTCCGCCTCCTTTACACGAGCAGAGTCCCATTCTCCCTGCTTCAGAGAATCCCCTAGCCACCAGCCCGTCGCAAATAGGGCAACCGCTGTCACTGCTGCAAATATCCATTTAGCCCCCGTTGGTATTGGAATCATTATTTCCTCTCTTAGCTGCCTCTACTTTTTCTTGGCCGCGAGTAAATGCCGCAACACCAAGCACGGCACCAAAAGCCATGTGGAATAAACCACCATTCGATAGAGTAAGTGGAGCCCATTGTTGAGCTACTTCACCCTTGCCATGAATTTGAAGTAAAGACCATACAATAGGGAATACTAAGAAGTCCGCTAGGTTGATTATCATGTAAACAACAGCCATCATTGGACGCCATTTACTAGTCATCCAGTCCTCGCCAAATAACTTGACCATCACAGCATACCCCACCTGAATAAATTACGACGCACCGCCAAGTCTTGTCCCGGCCGAGACCCATGTTGCATTAGAATTGCCAATAATGTAATTTCCGGGAGAGCCGCCAGTTCCGCCAGCGGCTTTAAAATTAGCTGCCCCGGTAGTCCCACTTGAACCAGAACTTCCCAAGCCGCCGCCATTACCACCATTGCCAGCGCTAGCATTAACAGTGCTTGAGTATGCTCCAGCGCCACCAGTTCCGTTTGTAGATGAAGTGCCAGCAGTTCCATTCGAACCGTTTACATTAAATGCGCCGCCTGTAGGAGTTGCTCCTAATCCAGCATCTCCACTTCCAGCGCCGCCACCACCACCACCGCCGCC